TTGAGTTCTTCAATGATTTTCCTTAATGCTTCCATCTTAGTTAAATCTTCAACTACGATTTCCTCTTCACTATCTGTATCTTCTTTATAAGAAGCTGATAATTTTTGAGGTGCATCTTTTTGGTCTTTATCACCTTTTCTCTTTTTGCTAGGTTTAGTAGCATCACCTGCTTTATCAACAGATGCAAGAGAAGATTTCTCTGGGTCTTTTTCTGGAGTAACAACACCCTTATTAGCAACAGGAGCTGACGCTTCCATTACTTCGTCTTGATTTTTAATTTCATCTGACATGTGTTTATCCCCTATGTAAATTTCTATAATTACAAATTAAGAACGAATTATTTGTTCTTTACTATGTATTTATAACTTTTATAGTTTAGAGAAGAAACTTTTCATAATTTCTAATTTCTTCTCATCCAATTGGCGCTGTTTGGTTTGTCGAATCTGGTCTTTCCATGATTCAATCTCTACGGCTTTAATTACACCGCTTTCATTTATCCACTCAACACCTTCCATAATACCATCTACAAAAGCATCTGGTGCAGAAGGGTCTGCCACGATATCAGCTGCAGTTGCAAGCATGAAATCTTTCTGGACATATTGTGCATCGTTTTTCTGGGATACTGACCCCATACCCCTACTGGACACGCCTAGTTTAGCACCATCATTCAACAGTCCTTTAACTATATTACCCATTGGAGTATTCATTATTTTTGCCTTACCGACAAAATTGTTACCATCTTTCTCTAAAGAGGTAATCAAATGACTAACTCTTTCTAAATTGATGGTAGGGCCTTCTGGATGTCCCAGTTCCCCATATGCACGATTCTTCTTAATGAATTCTTTATTGTATCGATTTACCTCATTTTCCATGATATCCATTGGGTAAACACGACCATTTCTGTTTTTTAAATTTGTTTGGAGAAAAACACCTTCAATGAAAGTATCCTTACCACCATTTTTATTAACCTCAGTAATAAGATTTACTTCTTCTGATTGTTGTTCTGAAATTAAAAACATGTCTTCTCCTATTTTATAGTTGCAATCTTTTCTGCAACATCGTTGTAGGTTTGATTACCTTTCAAACCATTTGAGAACCCAAGAGTATCTTCTATCTTCGGTTCATCTAAAACTTCTTCTATAAAATCACTAAGGTCTTCTCCTAATAATTTTATTAACTCTCTTGCATTCTTCCTTGCTAACTTTTCATTATTGTAAACTGCAAGTTCTTGCCCATCTACATAAACTTTATATTTATTAGATTTTTTTGCAATAACAATAGGTACTTTCTTTCCTTTTGCACCTTTTTCCATGTAGGAATCTACCTCTTGTTCACCACGAGGTAATTTGAATTTTTTCACTTCATCTAATGATTGAACTAATTCTTTAAACTTCTTCATTTGCTGGTTGTTCCTGTTTGTTTAACCAATCCAGTTGAACATCCAATCTTTTAGTATCGATTGCTTCTTTTTGTTTATCAACCATAGCTGAACTAAAAGCGTTAGATGCACTAACATTATCACCTGCTTCAATTGAATCTATTACTTTTTTAACATCTTCTCTTGCCATAATATTTTACCTCTTACATGTCAAAGGAGTCCTCTCCTTCCCCATCTTCGTTATTTTTTTCGTCTTCGATTTGTCCATCAATCATTTCTATTTCTTCTTCGGATTGTCTAAGAACATTCTTTCTAATCCATTGTTGAGAATAGTATTTACCAACAAACTCATCCAACTCCCTTAATGAAGTTACCCTTTCTCTTAAGATTTCAGCATCCTTCATTTCTACAAAATGAGAATCTTTTTGATAATCGAACCTAATGTTCTCTTTCTCAAGTTCCCATTCTTCAATTGGCATAATTCCTTTCAGTGCCAACTGAGTTCGTAATATATCCATAAACATACTACTAAACTTCATTCTGAGTCTATCTACAAATCTTGAGAACTTAACCTCATCTCTTGATATCTCAGTTGTCCTACCTAAAGAGAAACCACTTTCAGTTTCTAACCTAGAGATAGGTACATTTAAACTTCGGAACAGTTTTCTTTGGAAGTATATAATATCTTCTATTTCACCTAGGTTCTGACCGCCAGGCAAGGTGGTAATCTCTGTTCCTCTTCCACCTTCTCTTCTTGGTAACCAGAAATCTTCCAACATACTCATATGTTTTCTATCATCTCTGACTTCACCTGTATCTGCATTGTAGACTAGTTTATTCTTATATCTAGTCATAGTATCTGCAAGATACTGTTCTGCTTTTGCCTTCGGAAGATTACCTACATCAATGTAGAATATTCTTCTTTCTGGAGCTCTTGATATTCTGTAAATAACAAGTGCATCTTCCATCATTCTTAATTGGTTAGCTGCTTTCAATCCTTTGTGCATATAACCGATGATGTTTCGTCTGTTTGCATCCATCATTCCAGAGGTAGTGTAAACAACTGCATCTGGTGATATCATAAGGGTCTGACCACCCTGTCCACCATAGGACTGGTTTTTCTCAAAACCACTTTGATTATAAGTGTAGAACTCTTTTACTTTGTCTACAATTTCTACACCATTCTTATCTTTTTTCTTACTAACTTCTCTGACCTTTTTCATTTGAAGAGGGTCAATCATTCTTAACCCAACGATACCTTTTTTAGGACTCTTTGGGTCGACTAGTAAGTGGAAGTACATCCTTCCATCTACATACCACTTTCTGAATATTTCAGAAGAGGTCTGGTTGAATCTCAAAAGTCGTAAGACCTCTGAGAATTCATCCCTAACCTTGGATTTAATTGAATCTGAAAGTTTAGTTGCATCTAGATTGATACCAACCTGTGCATCTAAATCATTAGAAGAAATTGCTTCTTGAACGATATCGTCAATTGCCATATCAACCTCTGGTATCAATGACATTGTTCGGTATCTTAGAATCAAGTCTTGTTCAGACTTAATTCCACCTTCCATGTCTACGAATGTCCCTTGGGCCATTCCGCCACCTATTGCATAACCACCTTGCCCAACTTCTAAAACTTGAGCTCCATCGTCATTAATAGGAGCAACAAAGGATGGTGCTAGTTCCTCTGCGTCTTTCCTCTTTATTTCAAATCCAAATATTTCCATAATATATATTTATAACACTAAAGAAGGAACTCTAATTAAAGAGTTCTTTCCCAGTGAGAATAACTGAATGTTACATCAAAAGTCTGTATCTCATCAGCAGTATCATATGATAAATCAATTTGTGCTACTGTTTGAGGGTACATATTATACAACTCATATGTTGCAATAATACTGTCATCCCTATTTAATTGAGATATAGTTGCTCTTGAAACTAGATATTCTAGGTCAGTTGCACCAACACCACTATCTAATTCTTGTATGCTTTCCATCCATTGTTCTACTGCTGTTCTAGCAGTAAAGTTTACATCGTTGATTACTGTAATTGTCCAATCTTCGAAAGTCCTATCCCCAGCAATTTTAAGTCTATGACCTCTAAAAGGTACTTCGACTACTGGAAGGGTTGAGCCAGGAATTGCGGCAGTTTTGCACATAAATTCTATGTTCTCACCCATTCTAGGTACAAAGACTTTAAATCTGTTGGAACGAACTCCACCAGCTATCAACTGCGACTTAAATTCATCTATAGTTGCCATGTCTTACTCCTTAGTTTCCATACTGGGTATTAGTTGCACCATATACTTCTTCGAATTCTACACCAGACCTAGCTGCAACGAAGTTTAGTGTGATGAAGTTGATACTTCTATTAGGTTTAACGAAAATAGACGCTTGGAATTGATTTGCATCCACAATTGCTTGTGAGTTATTTGTGTCATCACAAACAACTTGGAAATCTACTATTCCTCGTCTTCCTTTTACTTGTCTTAGGAAAGGTTCAATCGTTGCTCTAAATTGAGCTCTTGTAAATGCATCGTTAAATTCGAATAATTGGAATTTAGCTGCAGTTGCGATTGCTTTCTCCATGACAATGAATAATCTTCTAACATTAATTCTATCAAATGCACTTGCACTCGAAAGTAAAGTTTTATCTCCAAACAATACAGTCCCTTGGCCAGGGAATGTTACTAATGGATTTACTCTCTTCTTATATAGTGCATCTCTTTCTGATTGATTAGGATTAAAGGATAATTTAGTAATACCTAAAATTTGTCCTCTACTAAATCCTGCTGGTGAGAACCATGCATCCCTATCGGAATCAGTTCTTGCCATTACACCTGCTGTATGTGAACAAGAAGGTATGTAACAGTAATTATCAGTGTACTTATCGTACTGATAACACCATGCACTATCCATTACTGCATATGAACTTGAAGTTAATGTTTCTGCAAATGCAATAACACTTGTTGACTCACTTCCACTGTTGTTTACACAATCAGCTTTACGAGGTGAAATGACTGCCATGCAATCTTTTCGTGCTTCACATAATGCGATTAAATTATTTGCTTGAGTTGTTGCTTCTGCAAGTGTAGATACTACACTACCAGATGCATACCCATCTAGTGGGCCTGCAATTATAAAGTCAACATCTTGAGTTTCAGCATCACCAAAAAATGTGGTGTTTGCTGTGTTTTTTGCTCCAGAAGATAAAGGATATCCATCTACTCCATGTGACAAAGACCCACCTAAAGGTAAGGTATGTTGTACAAAAGCTGCTCCAGCAACTGCAAATGTGTTTCCTGCTTCTGATGTAGTTGAATCGTGGTTTGTCCAGAAAATGTAATTAGAGTTATATCTTATTTTATCAACATAGTAATTAGAGTTACCTTCTGCATCTTTAGCATCTGATGCTTGTGAAAGACCTTCAAATACTTCTAAGATTTCGCCAGGTATACCTGTAATCTTACCATCTTCATCAATAACAATGACATGTACTTCATCTAAAGATGAACTATTTGCAATTGCATCTGGACTAGAGCCAGGAGCTTTAGTAAAGTTACTTGCAAATTCCCACCCTCTAGAAATGTTTGAACCATTAGTTGGTACAACTTGTAGTCCTTGAGAACTATCTGAGATTAAGTGGAATGTTATATCATTTGATGATATTGCTGATATTTTGTATACATCTGCTGAATTAGCAAAAGCAATTAAGTCACCAACTACAAATTTAGTACCATCTGCGACAGTAATTTGTGTATGACCTACTGAAATACTACTATCGGAAACAGTAGTAACAGAAGCTTGTTGAAATGCATTAGCACTTGTACACATAGATATTTTTAAACTATTACCAAGAGAACCAACACATCTTGCTGAAAATAATCCAGCACTACCAGCTGCACTACCAGAATGGTAGTTTGACTCATAGTAATGTGTAGGGTTTTTAATTAGTATTCCAGCTGAACCTGTTGTTGCATTAAGCATTTGCCCAGTTTGACCTGCGGCAATACCATTATGCCCACGAACTATTTTTAAATTATTTCCATATTTTAAAAAGTTTGCAGCTGAATAAAAGTGTTCTTTCTTCCCAAGTACAGTATTGTAACCATCGCTACCTGCGTCTTTAGGTTCTCCAAACACTCCTACCAATTCCTTCTCGGATGATATAGTTCTAACTTCATCAACTGGGCCCCAACTAAATTCACCAGCGAATGCACCAATACTTGATGAAATAGCTGGAACTACATTTGTAACATCGATTTCTCTGACTTGTACGCCAGGTGATACTTGAAATGCCATTTTAGTTTTCTCCCATAAAAAGTTTATTTCTATTCTGACAGAACCACATTAATTGTTGTTCGTCCATAGTATTTAGTATTTCTTTGATTTTAAAAAGTCCCATAAGTGTCATCATTATCCACAACTGTCCAAACATCTCCACCTTCTTTGAATAACTTATCATGACCAGTACCTATAATACCTATTGGGACTATATCGTCTTCAATTTCTTTTTGTTTTTCTGCATATAACATAGATTTTAAGTCTGCACTTGACATATCTTTAAACAATGGTGTACTAACAAACCATGCAAACATAACACAATTCATCACCATATCGTCATGACAACCACCATCTGCTTGCCAAGATTGTCCTTTTGATACAAAGGTTGCAAACTCTTGGATAGTGTCTGAGTCTCTTATATAGAGTTTATTCTCTTCCATTATCTCTCTAAGAGCTGCACATCCCTGTGCTTTGACCTTCTTGGTCATTCTAACTCCTATTCCATCTGCTTTTACAGAACTAGTCATGAACATATTTTCATATTCTAGTTCGTAATATAACTCTCTACATACCATTGTACCTTGATTATTATTCTCTACGATAATAAGTGCATCGTTATATAACTTACCATATTTTGCACATATATCTGGTAATAACATAGGAGATATCATATTATCTCTAAATGTACATACTTGTTCAAACATATTACCATCATGTATATCAAATATAGTAAATGTTGAGTAGTCTAATCCTTTACCTTCTGCAACATCAACAGTCATTATATACTCATGATGGGGTTTAGGTTTTTTATAAACCCTACATTGACCATATAATTCTTGAGGATTTTCAGACATTAGTCCTAAAATTACATTAGATGGTATTAATGTTCTCCCTGTTCCTAAGAACGAATTACCAAATTCTTGTTCAAACTGTAACTCAGATGTATTTGCAATGGTAGTTTCCTTCCACCTTTCATCTCTGCCTGGCACATCATTCCAGTTAACTTGGTAGTTTGCAAACTCATTTGACCCTGTAACTGAGGATTCCCAGATACGATGGAACATATTACCTACTCCATTTGCAGTAGATGTAATAATAACCTTCGAGTTTTTACCAGATGTAATTACTGGATATGTACCAGTATAAAATGGTTCTGCATTTTCTACAAAGGCAAACTCATCAAGATAAAGAAGGTTAACAGATAAACCACGAATCGATGATGTAGTAGTTGCTGATGCAAGGATTCTAGAATTGTTTTCAAAATCAATACTTCCTTTGTTTAGTGCTTTAGTGCCTGGCTGTAAAAAGAATGGTACATTTTCCAACATGGTTGTTATACGAGATAACATCTCTCTTGCTGTAGCACCTTTGTTTGCAAGTATGGCCACTGTTTGTTCTGGGTGGAACAAGAGATACCAAAGAAGGTAGGCACATACTGTGATTGACTTTCCAGATTGTCTACAGGCAAGGACAATGTTAAACCTGTTATCATTAAAGTGATTAATAAGATTTTCTTGATATTCATAGAGTTTGAATGGTACTAACCCCTCATCTAGTGATATGATTTTTATGTATTTTGATATGAAATAAGCTGGGTCACGAGTACATCTTAAATACTCTTGAACCTTTTGGTCATCCCATTCTTCGGCAACCCCACTTCTTTTTACTTGGGAATTACCTAGATATCCTTCATTCTTCGGTTTCGGCATTCTGTTTCTTCAATAGTTTCTGCAATTCAGCAGTAGACCCTACAAACAAGTTTTGATTTGTTGTTTGGTGTTTGGGTTTATCATCTTCTAAATCGTCCATCATCTTTTGTATTTGTAATAACTTTTCAGATGTTTCGGATACTGTTTTAATTAATTGTCCTGCGACCTCATAGGTTCGCGGATGTTCACTTTCTTTTGCAAGGTCTAGGATTCCTTCAATAGCATCTTGACCCCTCTCTACAAGTCCATACAGCGTGTTTCTGGTGTATTTATAGTCAACCTGTTGTTCACCCTTCCTTTCTGCAAAACGACCACCAGAGTCCCTAGGAATGAGTTGTTTATTGGTTTCTTTAACGACTTCTTCTGCTTCGTTGTTGATGTCTAGAAGTTCATCTAGTTTTTCATCTATAGATTTTTTCATAATTAAATATTGGTTTTATCAGTATTATAGTCTGAGTCATTCCCATCAAAAAAGTTTATTGTTTCAGTTATATTTAGTGGACTTGTTTCTGGACTTGCACCAGTTGGATTAGGTACTTGTTTAATCTCACTTTGTCTCCCAGCAGTCGAGTCTACTTGACCATCGTCTGATATATAGGTTCTTGCACGAACATCTCTAATAATTTCAGAAGATGATATAGAACCATATAGGTATGTTTTCATTTCAAAATTTAGATTCCATGTAATAACTCTACGAGATTGGAAGTCTCCTTCGTATTCGTCTGTATAAGATACATCTGATAATATAATAGGTACATCCCTTTTCTCATTAGTGCCTGGCACTGTAGTCATTGTAACTGTAAAGTCTGGTGTAAAGAATGGTAGAATTTGTTCTACAATCTGTAATGCATCTTCGGTATTCTTTGATAGAACATATAAACCAAAGTTTATATTATAAGGAACTGGTGCAAACTGTGTTCTTAAAACTGAATTATCACTACTATCATGCAGTTTGTACTGTTTTAATTTACCAAGTTTTCTTTCTGCATCGTATGTTAATCCTGTAATATCAAATGCAATTCTTGGTAAAGTCATTGCAACCCTTGACTTTGTATTGTCCATAAGGTCTGCGGCAGAATCTAATCTTGCAATAAACTTTTGTTTAGGGCCATAAGATAAAGGAACTCTTACATTCTGAGTTGCTGACCCATCAACATCTCTTTGAATATCAATCTCATTGAACATAGTACCAAATACTGATACTGCTCTTTTGATTGCTTCATGATAGAAATGTGCTTTACCTAACATTTTTGATTCCTAATACATAATTCTCTGCAGCTGATTCTGCATATACTTCACTATGTCCTTTATATATTTCATCTGTTACCCACATCTTGTCTTCGAAGAATCGAACACCCCAATGTCCTTGAACACTTTTATATACTTCTGCTCTTCGATTACTTTGCCAATAATCGTGATACTTTTGGTCAAAATCTTTCATTCTTTTTTCATCTTCTTGTAACATATTCAAATACCATATTGCCATAATTATATTTATAGGTTTCCAAATGGGTTGCTTTCACTAAAGTCTATGATATTAGAACCTGCTGTTTCAAAGTCTTTATTATCTGCAAGTGGGTCATTAGGCATTGCATATTGGTCTGGTGCAGTTGTAATTGCTCTGGTAGCATTAGAAGTTGCACCTACAATATTACCAGCACCTGCTTGTGCAGATAATACAAACATAGTACTACCAGTTGGTACATCTGTATCACTAAATGTAATATTATTAACTTTAAGTGTTTTAGAAGTTGCACCTTGAGATGAGTAATCTACTACATTACCAGATACAGTTTTACCAGTTGCAACTGTTTGTGTTACAGTTTCACCTACTACAAAGTCTCCAGAACCAGCACCAAGTGTCATTGATACTTGATATGAGAATTGGTCTTCGATATTATCTAGTTCTGCAATACCGACATCAATCTCTTCATGTGAGTATTCGAAGGTTTCACATTGTAGTTTGAATACATTAAGTTTACCCAACTGGTAGAATGGGTTCTCATGTTCTACAAATCTTATTTCAAATACTTGGTTTCCCAGAGGAAAGTAAATTAAATCACCTTCGTTGGGTCTTGTTGTTACTGCAAGGTTAGAATCTAATGATACAAATCTATCCCATGTTCTTCTTGATAGAACAAAAGTTGCTTGGTCTCTTACCTCTACACCAAATTTAGATAGTAGGTCTCCCTCACCATCAAATCCTTCGGTATTTTCTATGTACATTTCTACTTGATATGCATCACCATACTTAGATGCTGTATCTTCACCAAAGAGTTCATCCTCATCCACGATTGTTCGTGGTAAGTAATAACACTCATGTCCATAGAATCTAAGAGATTCTACTACCAAGTCTTCATGCAAATTTTGTTCTGATTGAACTGCATGATTAAAATATACATTTGTAGGCATAATATTAACCCATCATTAGAGCAGATTCGGTTTGTAATAAATTACTTTGTTCTTCTAGCTTTTCAATTTCTGTGTTTGCATCTTCTAGGATTTGTCTACCCTGTAGAGTAACTCCGCCAGGCAATTGAATTCCTTCGAACTTAGATAAGTTCTGACCCCATTGTTTTTTAATTAATGCAGTGACATATTTTTTTAACCAAACATCGTTGTATATGTCTGTAAATTGTGTTGGGTCTATTTTTCTATAACAATCTATCAAAATATATTCACCAGCTGTAACTGCAGCTGTCCAATCCATATCTAAGTATAATCTGTTTTGTGCTTTATTAAATCTAATTGGAACTTGTCCGATTAGAATTTCGTCCAATAATTGAATATGGTTTTGTACCATTTCATATTGTATGATAGATGTAGAAGAGATATCGTAAAGGTCGTTTAGTCTTAATTGATATCTTAAGTCAAACATATTAAGTCCAGACTTATCTACAAATGGAAATATTCTTAATACTGATAATACTGATTCTGGAAGAACAACATATCCTTGTCCTTCTTCATATGTCATATTAGTTGATATATGTGAACCAGTAGTTGATTGACCTATACTTGCATTTGATTTTTGGTTTGCAAGGTCGTTATCATTAATTTTATGTTTTAAAAATGTACGAATAGTACCATCATAGTGGTACTCTGCAAAATATTGTAATGCATCATCGATGATATCATCAATCTGGTCATCATCTACATTGATATCTAACACTGGTTTACCCAGTTGTCTTAATGCATATTCTTTAAGTGTTGCTTTGCTGTTTGGAGCTGCCATAACATAATCCTATTAGAAATTTATTTTCTCTAATACTATTTATGTTATTTTTGATTTGAAAGTAAAAAATCGTCTATTTTTTTATTGATGTTGTCTAAAGAGTCCATCATTCTTTCCATGTCTCTCTTTAAGTCTTCTTTAGAAACAAAATCACGATTCATTTCTTCTCTTGTACGATTCAGTAATATTTCTAGTCGTTTTGTCTCGTTGTGTAACTGCATTATGAACCACACAAATGGGGCTACGATTCCAGTTAGAACTAAATTCCAAAGTAAATGTATTGATTCCAATTCCATGATTCTCCTAAGATGCCTAAAAAGGTTGATTGTATAAGGTTATTTAGGGAATTCAAGATTTCCATCTGGTAAGACATTAAACTCTAAGACATCGTTAAATGTTGGTTTTCCATTCATTGCTTGGTTTAAATCACCAGTGTGAATATTTCTAAAACTATTATTAAATGCAATAGATATCCTTTCGAAGTCACTACTATGTGGTTCTACATAATGTATCATTGCAGAAGGGAATAGTAATAAGTCACCTTCTCTTGGTATAAACCCAAAATTATCTGCATCTCTTCGAGACATATGTGAAAAGTCTGACATATGATGTGTTTGACCTCTCAAGAATTGTACCCATCCATCATTTTTAGTTTCTTCTGGTATCTGTACATAGAATGCACCACTATACCAGCAGCCAGGATGTGTATGAGGATTATTGTATGAAGTATTGTAATTAATATTTACCCAATAGTTACCATGTTCTAATTCATAATCATTCTTATATTCTCCCATATAATAGGGAAAAACTTCATTATTAAAAACAGATTCAACACCATTCAACAAAGACTGGAATATAGGTCTATTGTTTACACCATCATCGGACTGCCAACCAGATGCATTATTAGAACGATTCCTACCAACTGGATTTTCTTTCCTCATGGTATAGGACTCTTTCTTCATTGCATTAAGTTGTTCATGAGTAATGTATCCCTCATCTACAAGATTTGTTCTGAAAACATTCCATGAAAACATTGGTAAAAACATTAGTTCCACTCCTTTTTAGATGCAAGTTTTTTTCTATAAAAATGTTCATGGTCTTTAATTTTATTTTTACCACGACCTCGTTTTTCAAGTAAATCTACAATTGGGTCATTCATTTTTTCTAAAAGTTCTTCTCTTGTACGATATTCAATTTTGTGTTTCCATGGATATCTTACAAAAGGTACAACTTGTACGATTGGTGTACCTTTTGGTATAATAAAACTATTATCTGCTTTGGGATAAAAAATACACATATTATTAGTTGTTATTTGATTAAATGTGTCGGTATCTATTATTCCTTGCCATGCATGAAAGAATGGATTATTAAATAAAAATGGGTCTAACCAATATGTAGAAGTTCCTTTAGGTGTTGTTATTAAAAAATCCAACTTAAATTTAAATGCCATCTTATCATCAAAACCACTACCTCTTGTTTGAGCAGCTGGATGACCACCCATAACATAATTACCATCTAGTTCTTCTACAAGAAGACGATGTGATTTGCAATACTCTTGTATTCTATCAGTATCATCTAAACTACCAGTTTTATTAAATACCTTGACTAGTTCTTTAAGTCTTTTAAACTTATCTTTTGGAATATCATCCTTTAATGCAAGTGCAAGTGATACTGGTTCTTTGTCTTTATCACCTGTATGCAATGCAACAAGAACAGTATGTCTATTTCTAATTAGATAACCCATGTTCATCCAATCTTGCATAGCTGGACATTTCTTTATAGTTTCAGATGTTTCATTAAAATTATCTATATACAAAGGTAGTTTCTTGAACCACTCTGGTCTAACTTTCTTTGCTGGAATGGGTTCAAATAAACTATTCTCTGTGTCTTGGACACATTCAAATAGTATTTCCATTTCTTTTATTGGGCATTTGTCCATATTCGCTCATGTAAATAATATAATAATAATTTTAAGAAGAAGTCAAAAGTCATAATACCAGCTGCAACCTCAACTGAACCTGTAAGAAAATAACTAATTAATCCAGTAGTAACTGTTGCAATAATTCTCCATGAAAATGCTTTTGCAATTGACTTACTGTGAGTATCCAAGTTGTCTCCGAATCTCTGTTGCAGAGATTGATTCTGTCTCTTTATCAAAAGACTCTTCTTCTATCTTGTACCCCACATCTCTTCCATATGTTATGTTGACAATGTTTGGTACTTTCTGTATAATATAGTGTATATTTTCTTCGTATCCTTCTCCTAGTAAAAACATTTTAATATTTTGTTTTACTGTCTTGAAGTCAAATGGATTCTTTGCAGTGTTTTCCATTGCACGAACCATAATTACTACTTGTCCTGTTTTATCAAAACATCTTTTAAACAGTGCATGATGACCATCATGAAAAGGTTGAAATCTACCTAACATTTGTGTAGTAGGTTTATTTTCATCAAACCTTTTATTTTCTGCAAGTATTTCTCTTGCAATAACTTCTGAATGAAGTTCACCATTCTGGTCTTCTACCAGATAATCTATTTCATTTTTTAAAGGTCTTTGAAATGCTTTATTAGTATCTGCATATCTACCTTTATCGATTGTATCCATAAAGATTATATAATCTGGATTTAAAATTTGTCGACCTTGAGTAAATGGACATACGAAATCCATAATTGCATATGGTTTTTCGGATTCTCTACATAGGTCTTTCATCCTATGTACTTGTCTCATTCTACCTTCTTCTGAGAAATCCCAATCATTGTGTTGGGCTCGGACTGCATCTGCATTAAAATGGTCTGCATCTAAATGTTCAAGTAGACATTTTGAGATGTAAGTTTTTCCACTGCCAGGCAGTCCCATAATTAAAATTGTTTTTGTTTTCATACTATTACTTATGGTTACTCAAAAAGACTACATCTGTCTCCACGAACAACCATACTTGTTCTAAAAGGAAATCCATTTTCCTTAGTATATTCGGCTGATGGTGCTGGGTGTCTATGTGTTATTGCACCATTCATTACTACCAATCGATTAGGTTTATATTGTAATCTACCTATTTCGTATTGGTCTTCATCTTCTGGAATACCTGTGACACTATGGTCATGATATTCTCTATTGTAAAAAATTAAATCACCACCCCAGTCATCTTCCCAATATTCTTGGTCATAATATAAGAATGATAAATTAGTAAGAGCAGAATCGTTTAAATGTGTATCTTCATGTACTGTACCATCTTGTCCAATAGTTTGTCCATTGAAACCACAATATTGAAAGTACTCCCAATTAAATCTAAAATCTTGTCTTAGTTTATGAATAAACCAATCAATATGAGAATGTCTATATCCTTCATGTTCTCTTGCAAGAACATTTTCCTTCCAAGAAGATGTTAAAAATCTAGGATTATTATAGTTATACAATGCATAACTAACCATCTTACCATTACCATAGGTATCTTTTAATGCATTCCCATCATGACTTCTACCACTTTCACCAACATTTATGTATACAGCTTCACCCCAATACAAATGTTGAGTTTCATTATTCCTAAAAACTTTATTTTGTCTTCCCCAATTTTTTGATGCATCTCTATGTTCTCTCCACGAACTCCATATAGCTGGTGATAGATAATTATCAATTACCCATACTTGTTTAAAAGGAAGAGATTCTATCGGTTTAGGTTTGTTTAGATATTCAATATTAAGTGGTTTATCTAACCATGCATAATTATCAAGATATTCATCATAATTATGATGTCCTATACCAGAAAGTTTTTTTGGTTTATTAGACTGCTTTTTTGTCTTCACCTAGTTTATCCTCACCACCATTAACATCTAGTGTATCGGTGTTAAATCTTTCATCGATTGGTGAGTCATCCATAAAGTGTCCTACTCTAGGAATTTCTGCTAGACTATGCATATAATGACCAAAGTCTTTTAAATCTTCATCTAAAGTTTTTCCTAGTTCTTCAACCATTCTTTCACATAAACCATGTGCAAAATCACACCATTCCATAATTCTTCTTGCAACTTGTCGTCTAGGGTCTTGAGAACCTTCTCTACCAGCAATAACAACATCTACTGTACTGTCAAATCCACATATTCCTCTTGTAAATTCTTCATGAACATAATTGATTTTATCAATTGTTTCATTTCTTAAATCTTTTATATACTGATTTGCAAGAGTTAAACTTAGTGGTGGTTCTAAAAGGTTTATATATTCTAAAATTTCAGATTGTTGTTCATCTGTTATTATAGAAGTTTCTTCACCTAATTCTATTTCAAATAACTCATCTTGTTCTATATAGAATAAAAAATCATAGTCAAATGAAAATTGTGGTTTGTCTGCTTTGTCATAATTCCAACGAAGTCCTTTTTCATTGGTAATGTGCAAAACATTGTCGTGGTCATAAATTAATAACATAATAACTCCATAATATAATCTGTACTAGTATATAGTAAGGTTTAAGGCCAAGGTTTATTCAAGTCACCATCCCAAGTAGATACTGGTCGAGTCGATGGTCTTGTTGAAGGTCGAGTCGATGGTCTAGTACTAGGCCTATTTGCTGGTCTAGTCAATGTCACTTCATAGTTGGCAGGTCTACTGATAGTCTGTTCAAAGTTAGCAGGTCTATTGTTTTGCAACTGAGTTGGTCTAGGAATAGTTTGTTCAAATGTTGAAGGTCTATTAATAGTTTGTTCAAATGTACTTGGTCTACTAGTTTGATAGTTAGTAGGTCTACTATTTTGTAACTGAGTAGGTCTAGGTATTGTTTGTTCATAACTAGCAGGTCTATTAATAGTCTGTTCATAGTTAGCAGGTCTATTAATAGTCTGTTCATAGTTAGCAGGTCTACTAGTTTGATAGTTAGCAGGTCTGGGAATCGTTTGCTCGTAGTTTGCTGGTCTATTAATCGTTTGTTCGTAGTTTGCTGGTCTATTAATAGTCTGTTCATAACTAGCAGGTCTAGGTATAGTCACCTCATAACTAGCAGGTCTGTGACCTTGTGTCTGATAATTCTGTGGTCTAGTTGAATGACCTTGTGTCTGATAATTCTGTGGTCTAGTTGAATGACCTTGTGTCTGATAATTAGTAGGTCTAGTAGCATGACCTTGAGTTTGGTAATTAGCAGGTCTATGATTTTGTATCTGATAATTATAAGGTTGTTGACTAGTAATATTATTTGGTGCCCAAGGCCCAGCTGGTTGAAACTGAGGTAATGCAGTACCACTCCAAGTCATTTGTGCATTAGGAAACTGAGCATTAGTTGCCCCAGCACCAAACTTAGGGTTTGCCGCAGTATGTAAATTCACTTGGTATGTTTGTTGGTTAGATACTGGTCTATGAGAGTGTCCTTGAGTCTGATAAGTTGTTGGTCTAGCATTCTGAATCTGATAATTATACTGGCCAGGTCTATGATTTTGAATCTGATAATTATACTGTTGAGGTCTATGATTTTGAATCTGATAATTATACTGTTGAGGTCTATGATTTTGAATCTGATAAGTTGTAGGTCTTGGTATAGTCTGTTCATAGGTTGTAGGTCTAGGTATAGTTACCTCATAACTTGTAGGTCTAGGTATAGTTACCTCATAACTTGTAGGTCTAGGTATAGTCACCTCATAACTTGTAGGTCTAGGTATAGTCACCTCATAACTTGTAGGTCTACTATTCTGTACCTGTGTTGGTCTCGGAATAGTTACCTCGTAAGAAGTGGGTCTAGGTATAGTCACTTCATAAGAAGTTGGTCTAGGTATAGTCACCTCATAGTTAGCAGGTCTTGGAGTCTGATAATTTGCTGGTCTACTATTCTGTACCTGTGTAGGTCTTGGAATAGTTACTTCATAAGAAGTGGGTCTAGGTATAGTCACCTCATAGTTAGCAGGTCTTGGAGTTTGAAAAGTAGTAGGTCTAGGTATAGTTACCTCATAAGTTGTAGGTCTACTAATAGTTTGTTCATAGGGTTGTTGATATCCCTGTTGAAAAGGTTGTTGAAAAGGTTGTTGATATGTTTGTGTAAAAGGTTGTTGCACCTGTATAGTTCCAGTCTGGAATTCCCATCCAGATGGAGTCTTTCTTTTTACATCAACTACTTTCTTCCAGCCAGCTGGAGTCTTAACTCTCCATCCATTGGTTTCATTCCACCCAGCTGGGGTTTTTACTTTTGAACTCATTAATCAATTTCCTCATTCATTATATATGGTTACTATGAGTATGTTATCCAGATATCACCTACTGCTCCATCTGAACCACTAGGTGCAGAAGAATGTATAAATGTATTTCTGAATGCCTTTGCACTAGCACCTATTGTTGTATAACTTGTTGTTGCAGCTCCTGTAACTCCTAGTGTTCCACCTACTGTTTGGTTACCACTAACTGCAAGTGAACTCAATGTTCCAACACTTGTAATTGCAGATTGAGCTGCACCTGTAACTGTAGCTGCACTTCCAGAGACATTGCCTGTAACATTACCTTCTATGTTTGCAACTAATGTTCCAGTAGTTACTGTTAAACCACCTGTTGAAGAACCTGTTGCAGTAGTTGTTCCCATAACAAACTTATCTGCACTCTCGTCCCAACCCATAAATGCATTGTTACCTGTTGAACCTCTTTCAAGTATAAGACCTAAGTCATTACTGTTTGAACCAGTATTACCAGAACCAAGTTCTATTAATGCATCTTCAATTGTTGTGTTTGTTGAACTGTTTGTTACAGATGAACCATTAACTGTTAGGTTACCAGTAATTACAACATTACCACCAGCAGTTATATCTGTTGCAGCTATATCTGCAAAGGTTACATCTGAGGTTGTTGATACTGCCTGTCCAATACTAATTGCAGGCTCCCATCCTTCACCAGCACTACCTGTTACAGTAACACCAGTTCCACCAGTAACATTGTCAACATAGTTTCCAGATGTTCCAGAACCTAATGCAACTGTACCTACTGCTAGGTCAATTGTATTGTCTGCATCTTGATATGTTACAGTAATACCTGTTTCAGTATTTGAACTGAACATTGCACCTACTGTGTCGGATACTGCTTCTGCAAAGTCTGATACTTGAGATGAAGGCATACTAATGTCTACACTAGATGCACTTGTTATTCTACCTTTTGAATCTACTGCTACTTGAGCAACACTATTTGCATCACCATAAGTTGCAGCTGATACACCAGTATTTGCAAGTGTAATTGGTAATGCAACATTACCTGTTCCATCAAATGATTGTGATGAATCTGTAGTTGCATCTCCACTTACTGTAAAGTTTCTTGACGATGCAAGTGCAGTTGCAGTTGCAGCGTTTCCTGTTGTACTTCCAGAAGTACCACTCACATTACCTGTAATATTTGCAACTAGAGTTCCAACTCCATATCCTGTTGCAGATGTATTAACTGTTGTTGAAGGTACTGTTTGTGTATCTGCAAATAATCTAAATGTATTATCTGTTGATGCATCAAAGAATAAACCAGCATATTTTGTTGTTGTTGATTCTACATACTTACCATAGAAACCAAAGTCTGTTGAATTTCCAGTGTTTGCATTTGTTAAACCTGTAAAGTTTGAATCTGATACAATTGCACCTGTTTGTGTTGTTGTACCAGAAACTACTAAGTTACCACTAACTGTTAAGTCATTTGATACTGTAACATCGGCTGGTAATCCATATGTAATTGTTCCAGAACTTTCTGATACATCTACTTCGTTTGATGTTCCAGCAAATGTTATTGTTCCACCCAATGCAGTTGCAGTTGAACTACCAGATGTAGCAACTGTTATACTTGAGTTTGCAAGATTACTATTTGAAATAGAACCTGCTAACATACTGTTTTCTACAGAACCAGCTGCAATTGTTAATGCAGTTGAAGTATTACCTAGGTTGGTCATTGTTGCTGAACCAGTTACATCTCCTGTGAAACTAAGTACTGCGTCATCAACATTAAAGTCTAAAGTACCATCTGAGTCATCATATGTAACTGTAATACCACTTTCTGTGTTAGTTGTTACCATTCCACCAACAACATCTTCTACTGATTCTGTGAAATCTGAAATAGTTGATGCAGTTGTGTTTATTACTAAATCTATTGTTCCATCACCATCTTCATATGATGCAGTAATACCTGTTTCAGTATTTGAACTAAACATTGCACCTATTGTATCTTGAACTACTTCTGTAAGGTCAATATTTGCACTACCATCAAATGATACACCATGAATTGTTCTTGGAGTTGCTAATGCTGTAGCTGTTGTTGCATTACCACTTAATGCACCTGTAAATGATGTTGCTGTAACACCACCTGTTACTGTTACACCATTTGCAGTTGTTTCTAATTTTTTAGAATTATCGTGGTATAAATCTACTGAGCCATCTTTGGTTGCAACAACCATATCCTCAGAACCAGTCATCATCTTGACACTTGTGCCATTTGTTCTGAGTATTAGATTGCCGTCTGATACATCATCAAGGAAACTGTCTGTTCCATCATGGAATATTTGCAAGTTACCAGTTGCACCATCTCCAAGAACAATCTTTTCATCGTCACCTAGTGCAATATCTGTAAAGAATAAAGTTTTGTTTGATGAAACTAAAATAGGAATATCAGTACCAGAACCAGCACCAATAGCAAGACCACCAATCATCTGGGTAAACTTACCAAATTGTGTTCCACCATCTTTTAAGATAATGTCACCACCATCAATATCAACAGTCATATCTCCACCGATATCGAAGTCTAAATCTCCAGCATCAGTAATGGTTGAACCATTAATAGTAATATCATCTACTGTTAATGAAGTAAGAGTACCAAGACTTGTTATTCCACTTTGTGCAGCGTCTACTGATAATGAATGTGCAATACCTTCACCAGAAGTTGCACCTGTAGAAGTAAGACCTGTTCCTGCTGTTACTGTTCCTACATAATTACCTGTTGTATCTGTTCCTAATGCAACTGAGTCAGCTTGAATTGTTGTATTAAGGGATATGTTTCCAGTTCCATCAAAAGATGCAGAACCAACTACATCTCCAGCTACTGCAATAGTTCTTGCATTTGCAAGTGCAGTTGCTGTTGAAGCATTACCTGTTAATGCACCTTCAACATTTGAAATTAAAGTACCTGTTGCATGACCTGTTCCAGATGTATCGACTACAGTTGTAGGTTCTGTTTGGTTTCCATGGAATAATCTAAATTTATTTGATTCAGATGCATCCCATAAAAGTCCTGCGTATTTTGTAGTTGAACCATCAACATACTGACCATAGTAACCAAAGTCTACTGAATTAGCAGCGTTATCTTTTGCAACTTTAACAGTACTATCTGCTACTGACAGTGATGTAGATGATACTGTAGTTGTACTACCACTTACAGTTAGGTTTCCACCTACTGTAAAGTTACCACCTGTTGAACCAGCACCTGTAACTGTTAAATCACCTGCGACTGTTACATCGTCTGGTAATCCTACTGTTACACCAGCTGTTTCTGAACCAGAACCAGATACTTCAATTTCGTTTGTAGTTCCAGTTACAGTTGCAACATAGTTTCCTGTTGTGTCTGTTCCTAATGCAACACTATTAGCTGCGATTGTTGTAGATATAGATGTGTTTCCTAAATCTGTCATTGTTGCAGAACCAGTTACATCTCCAGTCAAGGAAATGGTAGGGTCGTTCACATTAAAGTCCAGAGTACCATCTGAGTCGTCATAGGACACTGCTATACCACTTTCTGTATTAGATGATACCATTGCACCAACTACATCTTGAACCCTTTCAGTCGTGTGATATTGATTTGTTCCTTCTGGTACAAATGTTGTACTGGATGGTGTACCTACGATTGCAGCTGAACCCATTCCACTATGGTTTGCACAATAGTAGTATGCTGGGTTATTTGCAGTTGCAGACCCCATCTTAAATGAAATTTCTACATATGCACCTGCTGAACCAGCTGTTCCTACTTTATTGTAAATATCATAATGTGTAGAAGCAAGTTCTGAACCACCACCATGTGTACCATCACTTGTTATGGAGAATCTTAAAGGATGATTTGAGTTTGAATTGTCTGATTGGTCGAATCTATATACTACACCCTTTGCCAACTTAAGGATATATTGTGATTCGTTATCAATTACAAATTTACCACTAGCCACTGTGACTGGTATTTTGTAGTAATATGGATTTGTTCCATTAACTTGTTGTTCTACTGCAAGGTCGATAGTTCCATCACTATCGTCATAAGCTGCAGTAATATTAGTTTCAGTATTAGAACTAAACATAGCTCCTACTGTATCTTCTATGAATTCTGTTCCTACTGTTGCACTAAAGGTTGCACTACTGTCATTATAACTGAATGATATACCTGTATGTGAACCAGCTGCAAACAGAGTTGAAATCTGGTCTTGTATAGCTTCAACTGCACCTGTGGAGTCTAGTTCTCCAGATGCATTTAAAAGGTCTGCAAGATATCTTGCTTTTGTTGGCATTTTAAAGTTCTCCTAATTAAATCCTTTATAGTTATTTATGTAAATCATCTATTTCGATGAAGTTCTGTCCTGTAATTTGTTCTAATTTACGAATCATTTTTTCCATATTAACTTTAAACCTTTTACCAGTTTTCACATTTTCTGAATAGTAAATCCATTCACCTTGATTGTTGTGAGGAGAGATTTGGGTAACATTACCTGCTTCATCTCTTGCAAACAACTCTGCACTACCACTTACATCTTTTGAATACAAAGATGCACGATTAGTGACTCCAGATGGGTCGGATGCAAGTACTTCTAAATGCACTGGCCCATCCTGTACATCTACATAAGTAGATGGTTTAAGTACGACTGAATCAGTCCCACTTGAAATTATTTCCTTTCCATTAGTATCTAAATTACCACCAAGAAAAGGTACTGTATCTAAGAACAAGTTTACTTCTGGTGTAACAAACCCATAATCAATTACATCTATAACATAATTTGGGTCTGTAAGTGCTTCTTCAAAATTAATTTGAGTACCACTACCAGAATTCCATTGTCCTTTTTTAACTAAGACACCATTCACAAATACTTCTGTATATTTGGGAATGATACTTAATGTTCTACTGTTTGCATCTGTTCCACTTATCTGTGTAGTAGTAGCTGCAGTTACATCATATTGGAATCTTGTAAATGGTGCAGAACCAGTATAACTTTTTATTATAACTGTATCATTTACTTGTAATCCAGCATTAAAAGTTATTGTTGTTGCACTTGTTTCGACATAATCTGCACCAGACCTGTTGTCCATAAGAACACCATTTAAGAATACTAATACTTTGCCTGGCGTATATGATAGAGTAACACTATTTTCATCTGAACCAGTTAATACTGTTTGTCCTGCTGTTGCAGTAAATTCATAGTTTGATATACCTGTAATTAATCCAGAAGTGACTCCAGCTGTCCATGCAACTACTTCTAAGTAGTCGGAAGATTTTGTACCATCATCTAATACAATTGTTGAACCATTTGTTGAAGTATAATCATCTGGGTCTAAGAATACTCCATTAAGGAATACTGCAATTTGACCAGTAGTATACGACAAGGAATCACCATTTGCATCGGTGCCTGAAAAAGATGTTTGGTTTGCACTACAGTTATAAAGATAATGCTTCATTGCAGTGATATCAGTAGAAGTATCTGCACCTACCTCAACGATAGATTCAGTTCCACCTACACTTTTTTTAATGTATGCCTTACCATCATAGGTGTTCAATGCCAATTCACCTAACGATAAATCAGATGTACTTGGAATTGCACCAGCAGTAGCAGACCTTTTTAATTGGACTGTCTGTGTCATATGTCACTCACTTTGTCATTAGGGTATATACCCTATACTTTAATCTGTTATATAACAGATATTTTTTCTAATGTTGCACTCCATGTTGAAGTGTCTACAGTATATTTGATTCTAATCTGGTCATCTGCATAACCTAATCCTACATAACCTAAACAGTCATAAGGAACTTTTCTAATAACTCTTTGTAAGTTATCCGACCCAGAATCCCACCAATCTATTGGGGGTTCTTGACCATTAATCCTAAGTCCTAATGATAATTCTCTACCACCTTCTGAGTTATCTAACTTCAACTTAGCAGTAAGATTACCATTATCACTTATATAAACTTTACCATCAATAGGAATATAAAGTTCTTTCATTACTTCTTTAGGTATTTCAAAATCAATTAGTCTTTGTTCTACAGTTACATCACTAATTTTAGTATCTACATTAAAGACTTTCCCATTGTAACTCATAATTTATCCTCTATTTTTAATAACTACCACCATCTATTGCAGTGATTGAAACTGCACCAGACGATACTGTAAACTCATTTGAGTTAAAAGATGCAATACCTTTATTACTTGAAGTTGCATCTTCGGCTGATAAAGTTATACTACCAGCACCATTGGTTACATCAAGACCTTCTCCAGCAGTAAGAGTTCCTAATTGCATATCTCCATTTGAAGTATGACCCATTAGAATCTGTCCATTAGTCGGTGCAGAACCATCTACACTTGTAATTGAACCTGCTAAGTCTAATCCACCAATATCTAAATTACCTTTTGTACCAGAAACTATTGCACTGTTATCAGTTGCATCTGGAATAAAAGTAAATTTACCTGTACTATCATCGAATCCAAAGAAACCTAATTTTGCAGATGAACCATTATGCCATCTGAATTCCATACCTCTATCTTTGTTATCGTCTGAGCCAGGAGCTGAATCTCCACCCACGACAAAGATTGGGTCATCGACTGTTACTGTAGTACTGTTAACAGTAGTTTGTGTACCATTAACTGTTAGGTTACCATCAACTGTAAGGTTATTTCCTACAGTTACATTATTAGGTAATCCTATTGTAATTGTTTGACCACTGGCAGCTGTTTCAATTTCGTTTGCTGTTCCAGCAATGGTTAATGATTGTGAATCTAAATCGATTGCACCTGTTCCACTGTCACCAGCAGTATCTAAATCCTGTGCAGTTACATTTGTATCTACATAGTCTTTAACTGCAGCTGATGTTGGAATCGTTGTATCATTATCATTTGAACCAATTCCTTCACTTTCTATTACTAAGAAAGAATTGTTTAAACTTACTGCACCACTTGATACAGTAAATTGTGAACTGTTAAATGATGCAAGACCTTTATTTGATGTACTTGCATCTTCACCAGCTATGGTAATTGTATTATCTGATACTGTTGTATCAATACCTTCTCCACCTGTGAAAGTTAAGGTCTCACCAGTTGAGAATGAATCGTTTGACCCACTATCTGCAGCTAATGATAAACTTGAAACTACTGTTGCAAATTCTAGTTGACCAGAACCATTTGTTCTAACGAACTGTCCACTTGTACCATCACCATCTGGTAATGTAAAAGTAGTATCTGAGGTTACTGCATTTGGAGCTTTAAGTGCTACAAAGTTTGTACCATTATCTGTATCTTCGTATAGTTTTACACTACCACCTGTAGAACTTCCATTCCCTACTTTGAAGTCTGCTGGGGTTGGTGTTGCACCATCTAAAATATCTGTATAATATTTACCACCTAATTTTTGTATTACTGCGGCTCCACCACTGTTCTGTGACTCTACATAAAGGATAGCACCTGCTCCACTATTGGAAGCATCCATTGAATAGGCTAGTTCTCCTTGATTTAAGTCAGATGTAGTAGGGGCAGAAACACCTGTGCTTCTTTTAATCTGAATTACTGTTGACATTATTTTCTCCTAATTATATCCTTTAGTATTAGTAAGTTCCACCATCAATAGTGTTTGCGGCTTCGAACTTTCCTGTACTTGCATCAAATATAAGGGTAGTACCACTTTGTAGGGTCGCTGTGGTTGTATCCACATTGGCCAAATCATTCATATTAATTGAGGATGCATCTACTTTACCAACAGTAACTTGTTTTACTTGTTTGTTAAGTGGACTTGCAACCTTTACTTTTATAGTTGACATTGTTTATTAACTCCTACTTACACTTGGGGTTACAATCAACTGTCCCTCTATCAATCTTGTTTTTATTCCATCACTAGCAGTTTGAATGACATCGTACACATATCTTCCACTTTCTAGTGCGGCTGTTTGAGTATCAGTGAGATTTAAAGTTAAATTCCCACCCACTCCATCATTTGAGGTATTAAATGTAGCTTTGACTGTATTTGAACCATGAGACTTTCTTACTTGACCAAGAAAAGTCGTACTTGCAAGATTTAAAGCCGAATCGGTGGCATCAGTCAAGGAGACAGTAATATTAAAATCACTCCCTTGGTCTACGAATAAATTACTAATACTTGCCATATACAATACTACCTTTTGATGTTATCTAAGTAGTATTTATACGATTTAAGACTTTAAACTTTGGATTTCTTCTTTGAGTTCTTTGATAGATTCTACGAGTAATGGTACTAGTAATTCATATCTTACACCCAATGTACCATCTTCTCTTTTACCAACTGCTTCTGGAAGTACTTTTTGGACTTCTTGAGCAATAATACCTACATCGGATTTCTTGACAAACATATCATCAACACCACCTCTTGATTCAAGATGACTGTCTTTCCAATCAAAATTATAACCACCTAGTTGACTTACTTTGTCTAGTGCATTTGATATTGGATTTATGTTTTCTTTTAATGCATAATCTGAACTATAGTATGCAGTAATATCACCAGTTGACCTAACTTCTCCAAAAGTCACTGTAGAGTTTGTTGCAACTGCTTGACCAATAGAGAATGTAGTTCCAGATAATGATATACCTGTACCAGCACTATAAGTCGTATTGGTATTGGTATCAGTATCGGTTGAAGTTATAGTAATTGTGTTTCCACTTCTAGATACAGAAGTTGCACCACCACCATTAAATCTTATTGTTTCACCAGCAGATATGTTTTCGTTTGCAGCTCCATTTGCATTAATGTTAAAGTTAGTAGTGTTAGTATTGGTATCAGTATCAGTTGAACTAATAACTAAAGTGTTAGCTGAATCATTGTATGTTACAGATGTTGCACCAGAACCAGATATCATTGCACCAACAACATCTCTAATCTCTTCATCACTTCTTTGTGTATTAGTATCAGTATTAGTATCGGTTGAACTAATTGTTACTGAACCTGTTGCATCATTGTATGATACAGAAGTTGCACCACCACCAGATAACATTCCACCAACTATATCTTCGATATGTTCATGGACTAGACTTACTGCACCACTTGTTACTGAGAAGTCTACTGCATTAAATGAGGCAACACCCTTTGCAGTTGTAGATGCATCGTCTACTGAAAGTGCTAATGTATGTGTTCCACTTGACTCTGAATGTGAAGCATTTAAAGCTCCAGCTGCAGTAATAAAAACATTTTCTGTTTCTGCAACATGTCCTTTATCATTTGAAGCTGTACCAAATTCAAATCCAGAATATGTGTCTACTGATACTTCACTAGCTGCAGTTAATCTTCCCTGTGCATCAACTGTGAATGTTGGGATTGCACTTGCAGAACCATATGTATCTGCTGTTACAGCAGTGTTGTCTAGATTTATAGTATGTGCAATACCTTCACCAGAAGTTGCACCAGTTGATGTTAAAGCAGTTCCTGCTACTAATGTACCAACATAGTTTCCTGTTGTGTCTGTTCCAAGTGCAACTGAGTTAGCTGCAACTGTAGTTGCAAAAGATACATTACCTAGGTTTGTGACTGTTCCTGTTCCTGTGACATCTCCTGTCAAAGTAATTGAGAAGTCATCTACATCTAAATCCATAGTACCATCTGAGTCTTGATATACTACACTAAGACCACTTTCGGTATTACCAGAGAACATTGCACCAACAATGTCTTCAATCTCTTCTTGAGTTTTACCAGATGTATTAATTGTTAAAGTACCAGCTGCATCATCATATGATGTTGTTATGTTAGTACCAGCTTGGATTAATGCATTTACTCTATCGTCTACTCTTTCGTTTGTATAAAATAAATTTGTATTTTCTGTTAAGTTTGAGGTATTAACAACTCCTGTAACATCTGCTGTTGTTAATGTGACTGCACCTGTTCTACCAAATACACTTGTTACTGGAGCTCCTGCTTGACTGAATGAAATTACACCAGTTGAACTATTATATGATATATCTCCAGCTGCACTAAGTTGTGTTCTGACACTTGAAGTAAATCCAGATAAATCAGCTGCAGTAATTTGAGAACCATTAATTTTAATCTGTGAACCAGAGACTAAATCTAAATTACCATTGATGTAAACTTCGTTTGAAGTTCCACCAACATTTAAATAGATATCATCACCATCTGATTCTAATTGAATTCCATATCCAGCAGCGGGAGTTGTAACAACACCAGTATCATCTGCATTTATAACAACACCACCACTAGTATCATGGTTGTATATAGCACCACCACCAGTTTTAGTCCATTGTGTTGTTGCTTGTTGTGTTGCACCAGCAACACCTTCGTATGAACCTGTAAAGGATGTAATTCTTATAACATCTGAGTTAGCTGCAGAAGCAACAAGAGTAATACTTGTACCATTTGTTGCAGAATAGTCTGTACCATTTCTAAGTAGTAAACCATTCTTAAATACTAAAACTCTATTAGTTGAATATTTAAGAGTTTCTCCTAAGTTGTCTGTACCACTAAATGTTCTATTTGAACTAGCACCATCTGAACCATCAAACTCAAAATCTTGGAAAAAGAAATACTGGTCAATAATACTATTGACTGCATCTACTAATGAACCCTTTTGACTTGTTCTAAGTGTACCTAATCCACCAACCTCATCTACAAGGTCGTTATAGGAAGTTCTTAAGACTTCTAGTGTATCATTGTTATTAACATTCTTTGCCATTACATTTATCCAAAATTTGTGTCATCATTACTTTTAATTCTGACATTTCTACTTTTAAAGTTTCTATTTCGTTGTTCTTAGATTGCATAATTATTTTTCTTTTTTTATACAATGTATATGCATCTCTATCTGTATTTATAACAGCTTGAGAGAATTCATCTTTTATAAGATGGTCTTTTCCTTTAATCTTAGGCAAGTGCTAATCCTCTAAATGCTCTTATAGCACATGGTTGTGTTGTATCTTTTGACTTCATTACAATCTTAACTGAGAATCCTAAGAACTCTTCTAAGTTATCTGCATCATACTCATATGACCTAAACTTACTTGAGTCTGCATCTGGTACATTGTCTGTTGCAAATTCAGTCCAACCAAGTTCTTCTGTTGGTAAAGTATTATCTGCTTTCAATAATTTAAAGTATGTTCTAATCTCACCTAATGCAGTTCCAGCTGGTTTGAACCCATCAAAGATGACTTTCAATTGTGTTGCTGGGTTTTCTAATTGTATTAATCTTGTACAGTAGATTGCAGAGTTATTATCTCCTTCTGGTTCTGTTGATTCAACAAAAGTTGAGTTTGTTGCAATATCATTAGAAGAACTTATTGAATCAATTCTATTCATAATAGTATTTGCACCAATAGAACCTACATCAACAATTGGTGATACGAAATCAGAAGTTGTTGTCATGTCAAGTTCTAACTTGAATGATTTTGCAGAACCCATTTCATTAGTTTCATTAATTTGTGATGCAATAATACCAGATGTTGTCATAAAGTTATTATCGTTTAAGACAATCGTCTGACTTGCATTTGCAAATGAATAACTATTTCCAGTTCCCTGTGGTTGATTTGTACTTGTTTTAAATAGTTCTGAACCTAAAGATGTCTTAGGATAAATTACATTAGGTACTAAAGTATGAACAACATCAAAGTACATATTCTCTGTTGCAAATATATTTACACCACCACCTGTAACATTGTCTGTACCACCTAAGTGGTCTCCTAGAGTTACATTTATTTCATATGAGTCTAAATCAAATGATTGTATTGCAGTGTGAGTTGTATTAATCTTACTAATTGGTATTCCACCTAAAGTGTCTTCTACAGATGCAACTGTAAATGTTGCAAATGTTGTTGCACCAGAACCACCAACTGCATCTTGTCTAATTGTAATTGTTTCGTTTACTGCATAGTTAAAGCCAGGATTATTAATTTTAAGTGAACTTATATTTGTGTTTGTATTAAGGATTACATCAAAAGTTGCACCAGAACCATTTCCACTGGAAACTCCACTTATTCCTGTATAAGTAGCAGATGCACCTGTTCCAGTTACATTACTAGTTGCAGTTAGGATACCATTATCCTTATCTCCCTCAACACCAGATATGATTACATTTGAATCACCATCATACATACCATGTGATTGATGCAATACTCTTACTCTATCTCTATCACTTGTTCCAACAATTTCGATTGCATTTCTTTTTAATTTCTTATTTGGTATTGCTTTATTCTCTAGAACTACCTTACCAGATGTTGAACTAAACTTACATCTATTGATATTAAATTTCAAGTCTTGTAATTGTTCTGGAGTCCAAGTTGAACTGTTTTGTGATTTAAATAATACACCAGCATATGGTTGTCTATCGATTGGTTCTTTTGTATGAACATCGAAATCACCCATCTGACCAACCCAAGCTAAGTATGCATTTGAATTTGATTCAAGTACAAAACAATATTCTGTATTTGGATTCAAGTATACTGGTGCTGGGAAAGTAAACTTAGTAGCTGTTTGTGCATTTGCACTTGTTGTAATCTCACTTGGATATAATGTTTTCTCTGCAAAAGGTAATACCTTCTGAGTTGGTGAACCATTTAACATCTGTCTAATAGAACATGTTACTGGTAATCCACCACCATCTTTTGCACTAAAGAATACTTCAATAGAGTTTATGAATACACCCTCTTCTCTTTCTACTAAGAATGATTGTGCAAGTGGGTCAACCCATCTTGTTGTAGTAGTTATATCAACAAGTTGATTTGCTCTACCTTCGTTTACTGTTTCATTTACTACTCTACCATTTCTTGTAGAAATAACTTCTGTTTGTGTAGAAGTTAATGAACCATTTGCCATGAAGTTTGAAAATGCAGAAGTGGTTGACAATGCACTATCGACTGTATCAGTATCAGTAACTTTTAAAGTTCTAACACCAGTTTCAAATCTTAAGGTGTCATCGTTTGGTACTGTAAAGGTTGCATTAAGTTTACCTTGATTATCTGTTTTAAGTTTTGTTCCCTTTGAAGTTCCACCACTTACACCATAAGTTCCAGATGCTGGAGTACAATGTGCATTTACATTGATGTTATCAAAGAATACATTTAATGCAGTATTTGGTTTTAACAATTCACCAGTTAAGGTAATGTCTATTGTTCTCATGAAGTTGATTGCAGATACACCAACAACTCTATCATTTCTTGTTGTTGAAATATCTTCTACTACATTAGTTATAATACCACTTCTTCTTTCTCTTGTTGGTATAGTTCTAACCTGTGTAGTTGTAACTGCAACTCTACCTCTACCCCTATTAATGACTCTTCTTCTTCTTCTAAATCTTCTACCTCTAAGTAATTCAAACTCTTCTGGTTCGTCACCTAACATATTATTTTCTAAGAAGTTACCTACTTGTTGGGTTACAGTTGGAATACCTGCCCATGTTTGTTGCCAATCATTCCATACTGTACCTACTTCAACACCAGCTAATACTGCATCAAAGTTTCCTTCTTGAGATGAAGTAATACTTGGTAGTTGTTCCATGTCATGCCAAACATCCTTGTCTGGACTTAGTTCCATTCTTCCTACAAAATTTGCAACATCATATGGGTTAACATTGACTTGTTGTGATGCTTTGTTAGAAGTGATATGAGCTTCTTCTGTAAATGGTAATGTAAGTAAGTCACCACTTTTAGTAATATTAGAAGAGATACCTGTATTGTATTCTAGGTCAAAATAATTTGTTCTATGTGATGGTCTTGCAATACCTTCTTTTTGGTCTACTGCAATACCATAGTCTGGGTGGAATACATCTCCAACTCCATGACCTTTAAATGGGTCGACAACAAAACCAGATTTAAATTTATCAAATCCATCGTCATCTAAAACTTGTAATGTTTCTGTTTTTTCTTCCAACATAGAAAGTGAGACTGCTGTTTCTAATTGAGTAAGTCTCCTTTGCATACCATCAATATCTCTCATGGTATATCGTCTATGTTGTACTAATTGTGTTTCTATATCTCCTACATCTGGAGTAAATGCTGGTATGAATACTTCTGCAACTTCAATTGCATTATCAACCTTTGCACCTTTCTTAGGTACATCAGAAGGTTCACCACTTACTACAACAAACTCTCCTAATGCAGTTAAGAATATTCTATCAAGTCTTGCAAGATAGTGGTCATAGTCTACTGTAATATTTGAACCTATTTTTGCAAGGTCTGGATTGAAAGAACCATTCCCTTCAAATGTAGTTGCACTATATGACATTGGTAAAGAACTTATACCAGAAATATTTTGTGGAGATGATATATCATTTGATGGTTGTGTTCCTAGTAGTCTAGCTGCAACTGGTCTATAGTCAATTGAGTCTGCAAGATGGAATTCACCATCTGCATCAAAGGATGCACTTGGGTCAAATCTATCTGCAACATAACTTGGTACTTCGTCAAATGCAAGAGTACCATATGAATTACCAGTAAATACATTACCACCACCAGAGTGAGTAAAGAAGTCAATAACAATCATTAACTTATTACTAGGTGCTGGTCTTCCTTTCTTTCTAGTTAATTTAGATATACCATAGTATCCATCTCTTTGACCATCATCAAACATGAAACTATCTGTAATTTCTTTTGAACCATTTGATAAGTTACTAATTGTTCCAGATTTTTCTGAACCATCTATAAAGGTTATTCCTTCTCCATTTTGGAATTTTCCAGAACCCTGTTTGTAATAGAAGAAACAAGTGTTAGAGTCATTCTCAATTAGAATACCTCTTGCATTTGAAACACTACCTGTAACTTCAACACCACCATTAGATAATGCATTACTTCCAGCATCTGCTGTATATGTAAACGATGGTGGTACTGGGTCTGTAGATGCAGTTGCACCACCAGACGATATTGCATTACCACCCTCAAAAACTCCTCTTACTGCATATACATCTGACATACCTAAAGTAATATCATTATGTTGATATGACTGACCATAACTTGATGTTGAGTTTGCAGTGTCTACTGATAATACACCACCTTTGACTAATGTTTTAGTTGATTCTGATACTGAACCTCTTTGTACTGTTACGATAACTTTACAATTTACACTGTTAACACCTACATCGATGTTTACTGTACCAGTGTTTGAACCATTACTAATTGATACATCACTAGAAGCTAATGATATCTTAGCACCATTATCACTTCTTGATGCATGGTAATCATCTTCATTAAATGCAACGAATGTACCATCTGAGGATGTTACTGTGCATATTCCTGTACCACTTGATTGTACTATTACTTCTCTTCGTACTACTTCTGTTTCGATTGAAATGTCTTTGATACCAGAGTTAGGTAATCCAGATATTGCAACTGTTTGGTCTGGTTTATAAAATTTTGCTCTTTGTCTTACTACTGAACCATTGAATGATGCAGATAAATCAGTTACTATTGCTGTGTCATTATCTGTAACAGAAATTACAGTTGAGTTACTACCATCTGGGAATAATAGTTTATCCCCTTCGATTAATTCAGAAGTGAACTTAGATGCAACACCTGTTATGGTATCGTTTGCAGAATCACCATCAGCAGTACCAAATGCACTACCTGTTAATGTGAAGTTATCTTCTAATACTACATCTCCACCAAATTCTTGGAAGACACCTGTTCCTCTATCTTGATGTACTCTTCTTATTCTACCAATATCAAAAATTCTTGTTGCACTGACGGCTACACCACCAGATGCATTTTGTATTTTTCTTACTACATCACTAGTATTAAATTGTCCTACAACACTATGTACTAATACTGTTGTTCCACTTGATACTGCTTTTGCAACAATACCTGTTGCACCAGAAACAGAACCAATAATTTTTTGTCCTTTAGAAAATGATACTGATGCAGTTGTTAATTTTGTAAACAGCTGAACATCAAATAAATGTAATGCATCACTTGATGTATCAAAGTTTTCGTATGCTCTTACTCTTGCAAAACCTATTTCACTTCCACCACCATCATCACTTGCAACTGAACCCTTTGCAGTGTCCATAAGTGTGACTGTTGAGAATGCAGATAAATCTCCAGTATCACCAATATCTGGTAGACCATATACATTATTAATCTTTAAGAAGTTACCTATTCTAAATGCAGATGCAACATTATCTTTTGATGCAGTTGTTCTTGCTTTATCGAAAGTTAAAAATGAAGGAGTTTGTTTGTCTACTTCGAATCCTCTTACATAAGATTTACCAGCAGATACTACTGCAATAAATTTGGATTCATCTCCAATTGGAGTTGATGTTGAAGTATAAACACCATTATTTGATAAGTCGTTTAAGTGTTCTCTAAATGCAAGAGTAAATGGTTGTAAAGTGTAATCACCAGACTCATCGAATGTTCTTCTTGCAAGTGTTTCTTGAATTCTATTATATTCTGTAATCTCTTGTTTTCTAACTACTTCACCAGCAGACAATCTCATTAATTCAATAAAGTCTGTTGAGTCTGTTGCAGTTAACGATTTCTTTGCAAGAGTTAATTGTACTTTTAATCTGTCAGCACCTGGCGCATTTTCATTTGATGAACCCTGTGCATTATCTAGTAAAGATGTATCCTCTGTATAAGTTGTAAAGGTTTCTGCAATATCTACACCAACCTTGTAGGATGGAGTATTAGAATACTTTTCTAAAATAATTGTTTGTGCTGGAACTTGGACAAACATACCTCTTGTATAAATTATACCTTCGGAAATATTTGCAGCTGAACCTGCCATAGACCCTACATTAATAGAACCTGCTACTGAATAAATTTTAAATTGATTGTTTGATGTTACAGAAGAATAACCACCAAGACCATTAGTGTCTTGAGTTACTTCGTCTATTATTTCACCATCTTGGAATTCTGTATAGAATGTAGAACCAGAGTTACCTGTTGCTTGATATTTAACATGAAGTGTTAAAGAATCAGT